TTTTACTGGTACAGTTGAACCATCCTAACCTTACCGTATAGCCCTCCGTCAGTTTTACCTAGATCTTTACAAGTCTCGGTGTCGCAGTGGATAGGCTTGTTAAAGTCAATCAATTTTGCTGTAGCCTCAAAGGCTTCTGGTGTTCTTACTAGTATGTACATTAAAATGAACTCTGTAATATGTTAGGATAAGTTCCTGAAGAATCTACGTATATTTTTGTTGGTTGCTTAAGTGTATACGCAGACTTCAGTACACTGACGTTATTCATGGGACCAGTATAACCTCTATACTTTACTACATGCCTGGACTTCTTACCAAAGTAGCCAGACCTCTCTACTCCCCAGAACTCTTGAATAGTTTTGATGCCACACCAATAAGTAACTTTGATACTATCAGGTACACCCTGCTTGTAACTACGATGAAGTATGTACGAAACTTTCTTGACCTTGTACCATCGCTTCTTTTCATCCTGCCTCTGTATTAGCTCCTCCATACTAGCTGTTGTAGTTAGTTTAGTACGTACTGGAAACACATGACCACATACATTACACTCCTTAGCGCTTATCGGAAGTATGGCAGGGCATTTAGGACAGTTACGTGTCATAGGCCCACCTTCACCTGTTGACTTACCTTTAACAGGTATCTTCACATTATTAATGGGTCCTAGTCTTGCAGTGTTACCTGCAAAATCTAGTACCAAGCAATGCTTCTTACCTGGTGCAGGCCTTAGCCCTCTACCTGCCATTTGAACATGAAGTCCTGGTGACATAGTAGGTCGTAGTAAAGCTATAAGATCTATGTCAGGTACGTCAAAGCCTGTAGTAACCATACCTACTGACACTAAGGCTCGCATCTTACCTGATCTAAAGTTAGTCTCAACTACACTACGGTCGCCTTTTATACGTGAATGAAGTACTCCTGCTACTATGCCCTTACGTATTAACTGCTTGTGTATGTGATTGGCATGGTCTATGTCTATTGCAAAGACTAACCATTTTTTATAGTTCTTACCATAGTATATTATCTGGTCTACAGCTATCCTGGTTATACTATCTTGGTCATGTTCCAGGGCCAAAGCCTTTATGTTGTAGTCTCCAGCAGACTTCTTAATGTGATCCGACTTAAGCTGTAGTTTCTCCGGGGTTATAGGTAGTAGTGGACTAAGATAGCCTTCCTTAATTAGCCTATCAAAATTTTCCAGTGAAGTAAGATCGTAAGCTACTTTAGTAAATAGAGCATTAGCGCCTTTGTGCAGGTACCCATGTCCTGTTCTAAATATTGTAGCAGATAATCCGATCTTAATAGCAAGGCTGTCGTCCAGAAACTTTCTGTACATGCCTTGAGACTTGTGGCTAACTGAGTGTGCTTCATCAATGATGACAAGATTAAACCACTTAAACTTAGGTATAGCATTGTATACCGACTGAATCCCAGCGACCGTAATTTGTTCGATAGTTTTCGACTCAAGACCAGAACTCCATAGCCCAATATCTTTCTCAGGGAAATATGACTGTAGCGCGAGTAGGTCCTGTTCGAGGATGTTCTGAACATGACTGAGTATAAGTACCATATCATCGGGATTCTCCTTCAAGTAGTTCTCTACAAATCTGCTTATTATTATAGTCTTGCCGCTGCCTGTAGGAGCAGCGACCAGTGGATTACACCCAGGTTCTTTAACAGCTTCAGTCAGGGCTTCAACAGCGCCTGTCTGATACCATCTGTCTTCAAACTTCTTGTTGGAGCTGGACATAATTAGAGCAACCTTTGCGTTGTACATCTAGTGGGATTGGAGGAACTACATCTTCAACACCGAAAAAGGTGCATCCCCATTCGCCTTCAACCATTGGTACTACATACTCGCACGTTCTGCAGTTCTTATCCATGTCAGCACCTGACCAGCATGTATTAGAAGCAGCACACCATCTACATTTAAAGAACGACTTGTTAGGGAATGCCCTAGAAGGTGGAGAGCCTGCTATTACTATGGACTCACCTTTGCGTACCAAGTCTTCGGCAAAACCTTTGTCATACTTTATCCTTTCCACGTGATAAGAGTCGTCATTCTTATTTACAGCTATAAACAGGGTACGAGTAAGGTCAAAGAAATGCATGTATAACTGTACCTGGGCGTAGTACACTGGACTATACTTTTTAACCTTCTCGGTTACTAGCTTTTTAAAGCCTTTATCATTTACAGTTTTAAACTCTAGTAAATGCCTGGTCTTTGGAGCCTCTATAACACCTATAGCTGAACCATCTTTATGCCCTTTGATATGGCCGAAGCCAGCTATTACTTCACCCTGGTCGTCATCACATGTTATACCTATCTTTTCAAGTTCGGCTATGATAGCTGGTTCTTCTCGGTGCCCTCGGGCCCAGAGCCTTATCATACGGGGCGTAGTTGAGTCAGAGAACGCCCATCGAAAGCTGTACCAGATGTACCTGGAGCACTCATGGCCTAAGCCACTCATACCCAGGTACGGTCTGTGTTCTAGCTTAACAGAGCCTCCATCCAACAAGTGCTTTGTTGTTTTGAAGTGTTGAGTTAGATTTGCCACGGTATTAATCCTTATCGCCTAGTAAAGCAGTGTTAGTTGTTAGAGCTGTATACTGATCGAGCAGCTCCTTGATTCGAGGGTTCTGTGCAGCCATAGACTGATACACAAACATCTCGTCATGCAGTTCTTTAGCTGCTCTTAACTCTGTTTTAATTTCCATTACAGTCATTAAGGTAGCCTCCCTTGCTTCATGCGCTTTCTTATCTATCTTGCAGTACAGTAGACAAGCGGCTGAATCAAGTTCCTGCTTAGATAGGCCCGATACTTTCATAACCCTGGCTATCTTGAATGCATTACTGTTATTAACAGGCGCTACAACTATATCCCATCGTTGTACGTCAAAGTCTGTCCAGTAAGAGTACGTTTTTTCTGAGTCTCGTAAGCCCAACTGTACTGTAACTACTCGTAAATTGCTTTTCATTGTATTGTCTCGTGTCTTCGTTAGTAAGGTGCCCGGATATTATAGAGCCCCGGGCAGGCTCTTACTTCCCTCTGGCTTCGCTGAAGCTGTCAGGCAGGCTCCGGCAGAGGTCTTACTTACTTATTCCCAAGGCTTCTTAGCAGGAGCTTTGACAACGCCAGGTACAGCAGCTGCAGGATTAGCATTAGCAGTAGCATTAGCAACTGGAGCATCAGCCGATGCATACGCTACAGTATCATTACTAGCAGGGTATGTTTCAGTTGCCGGTGTAACCTTAACTGTTACCAGCATAGGAATTTGAAGTAGCTCGTCAGAGTCTTCAACACCTTCAAGATCACACGCCTGACAGATAGAGTTCAACTCTTTGTTGGCAATCTCAACCGCAACAGGGTTAGGATTATCCAGGTTTAAGTTGGTAAACAACGATCGGCCAGTGTACGAGCCCTCCAGGACTTTAAACTGAATAGCCAGGTAGTGGCCAGTCTTTGCTTTGGTTGCTTTAAACTCCGTCTTAACGATATGCGCTACATAGTCGCCATCAGGCAACGGGCTACGATCATCAAGTCCGTCTTTGTTATCTTCAGTGTTTGCTTTGTTAGGTAATAAAGGCATAGTATATGTCCTGTGTTATGTTTTAGGTTTAATAGGGTTTTTGTTCGTACTTTCTTTTTCAGTTTTCGCTGGTTTGTTTACCTCTAGTATCTTGTTAATAATGTAAGTCAAGTCAGGCTTCTCCTGTGGTAGCAATAGTCCTGATCTATCTTTGGCTACGTGTCTAGCCCCTGCAGAGGTGGATAAATATCTATACACCTCTCTATCCTTGGTCTTACCCAAGGTTAGTAAAAATACTTCATCAAAGAAGTATGGAAGGTTGTCAAGCATGGCTTTACCAGGCACAGAAGGCATGATGGTTATGGCACCAGTAGCTTCATCCACCACCTTCTTTTGTTTGGCTGTGAAACATACATGCATAGGTAAGTCTCTGAAGCCTCGTACTAATACTGCAAGCTCTTCGGCCATAACACCATACGCTTGTCTTGCGTCTTTTGTCCTGGCCTTTTCGTCGTTCAGAAGTACTTCAGCAATTTCGCTTAAAGAGTCGAGCTCTACAGTTTCATATTTAGCTGCCTCTTCACTACCTTTCAGCCAGTCATACACTTCATCAACATTTTTTCGTGTCTTAACTTCAAACACGTCAATGTTCTTACCCCGAAGGGGCATAAGGCCTGCTTCAGCACTTATGATTAGTGGACTAGGCGCAGTACCACATAGCGTAGTCTTACCTATACCAGACTCCCCGTACACCAGCATATTAACATACTGTACAGTTACGTCTGTGTTAGTTAGCTTGATAGCCATCGTTAGTCTCCTATTGTTTTGTATTCAAGTGTTGGCATTGCAAAAGAAACTACGACTACATCCCTTAAAACACTGTCTTCTGGCAACTCATGATAGTTTTTCATTATCAGAGTAGGTACTAACTTCATTGCAGCCTTTTCGGTAGTTGTAAGCTCATCCCATACCTCGGCTAGTTCTTTAAGATCTAGTTTGTATGACAGGGTTTGTTTAGCCTTTGCAATCCTACCATCCAGGGTTTCTGTAGCAATGGCGGTGCCCTTAGCAGTCATGTCAACTCCGGCTACAAGCTCGGCACATATGCTTCGTCTTAATTCAGCTTCTTTTGCCTTAGACTTTTTAAGTATGTCTGCTTGTTCTACCCATTCGTTGAACTCTTGTATTAGAGTTGCGTTGTCTTCGTTTCGTTTCGGTTCAAGTAGTGCCATTGTCTATTCCTGGTTTAATGTGAGTTTTGTATATAAGTTTAAATTGAGCAACATCAGCATCGCTAGGCTCGTCTATGTTGTTGTCTTCAAAAAAGTTTGAAGGATCGCAGCTAGGGTATTCATATTTGCCCGAGGCCAACGTCATGAAGTAATCAGACAAGTATAGCTTATCAGTTGTGGCGTAGTAAGTAGCCATTCGTTCGTAATACTTTAGAGTGTGCTTAACTTTCATTTTCGTTAGTGCGTTCGTGTGTTAGTAGGTGGATAAGAAGCCCCGGTTAAAGGGCTCCTTATTTACTGCTTGTTACATTACGGGATCTTCAGCCTCATCGTCAGACTCTTCAGCAGCCTCAACTTCAGGTGCGTCATTGTCAGCAGGAATCGGGAAGTCTTTAACACGCTCACCAGCAGCAGCCAGTGATTCGTTGTTAGCAGCTGCCACAAGAATAGTGTAAAACATATTCATGTAATCAATTGCATTTCGATGCCCTTTGACAAGCGGTCGAACTACTGCGTAAAACTCTTCACGAGTAGGCAACTGGTTAGCTGCAAACAAGTCAGCCATTGCGCGAGGTACCTTACCGCCGGCTGCACGAGTACCTCCAGACTTACTTGCTTTAGGCTTGACAGGTAGCTCAATCTCTTCGTCACGACAAAATGATCGTACAAGAGTTGTTACTCGAGCTACTGTAGCGCCATCCACAGAATCGCAAATTGCATTGATTATGTCTTCCACACTTGACCAAGTTTCACACTCGTCCCAAGCTACCTTTTCAACTTTCTCGTTGATGTCGTTAGTGACAGTCTTTGGATCGACCATCAAGCCCTGTTCGATAGCTATACTTCTAAACAAAGAGTTTAGCTTACTGAAAGGGATCTTAGCACCAAACATATCCATCTTGATGTCGTCTTCGCCTTTACCTGCTTCGAAGCCTGCAGTGATAATGCCTAGGGCCAGTGTTTTTAATTCTTCTGTGTTCATCTTAATACCTGTGGTGGTGGTTGAAATAGAATCGAATTTATTTTTCGATTTTCAAATAATATCATATAGAAATAAAAAAAGACATATAAATTTTGAAATAAATGAAAATAATTTTTAAAATTTTTATACCTTATTAATACGCGTAACGTGTACGTGATTATATATCATATAGAATTAAATATCAAGATATATTTTATTAAATAAAATTAATGATAGAATTTAATATCTATATTATATAAATAATGATATAATGATGATGCTTTCTGCTGTTTAATATTTTTTAGACAGTTTATACTAACCTTCTACACTACGGGATTCATATGGTCAAACTAGCTAGTTTTACTGAAACCAAAACGTCCGATGTGATGGAAACTTCTTTATCACCGATAACATCTAAGTTCTTATGGCATTTCAAAGGTAACAAAACCATAACTACTATAAGAGACGGTGACGTTAGAAGCTACATCAACCCATCTACTGAAGAGTGGGACTTGATTAAAACAAGAAACCAGCAGGGATACGGAGTATATTTTAACGTAAATGAAACGTCTTTGAAAGGACGAACCAAAGAGCACATGGAAAAGATACGATGTATCTTCTGTGACCAGGATACTCCAACCCCAATGCCAAAGCATGACTGGCCTATAGCGCCAAGCTTAATAATAAAAACTAGTAATCATGAAGCAGGCAATAAGTACCACTACTACTGGCTAACTACAACACCTAACGTAGCTCAATGGGAAGATGTTATGTCAGCCCTGGTTAAAGACTACAAAATGGATATAGGTGTTAAAGACATAACACGTATCCTCCGTCTTCCTGGTTTTACAAACTCTAAGACTTCTCCACCTTCTAACGTAGACATAATATCAAGCCCAGGCACCGTATATAAATGGGAAGAAATAGTTCTGGCTTTTCCGCCTATAGACTCCAAAGAGCGTTTGGCTAAAA